GCTTGTTCTTTAACCGTCATCTCCAGCCACTTCCAACGTGCTTTCGGATCAGTGTAACGAAGTCCAGGTTCCTCATGGACTCTAATGGCGTAAGGTGTGTCATAGTAAACTGAAGCCTGCATCGATATTTCGTCAACGTCCGTGCTTCCTGATCGCTCTAGCGTGCCTTCACGGTACGGGTTGGTCTTGTTTGCTTCAGTTAAAAGATGTTCGACAGAATCACGCAATGCTTTCACTTGAGCTTGTCGGATCTTATTTTTGACATCGTCACCGTACCACTTCATGATTGTACTCATTTTAACGTCACTTCGGTGTGATGTGGTTTTGAGAGGACAAGAGGATTGTCATAACGTGCTGAAGAGATAACCTCGTAATCTTCACCCTCAAAGGTGATAACGCTTTTCGGGGGTGGTTCGTAGTCAGGGTTCATAAAAGCACGTGCGCTAGATACAATCTCTTGTCCAGTCGAATCTCTCACGAGCTCATGTTTCTTCTCAAAGTAACACAACGCTTCATAAGGATCATCGAACAAAGGCCCGTAAGGCCCATTGCCTTTGTATTCTTTGACGGTTATTTTGTGAATGAGTAACGAGCTAGGTATCATTTTATATCAACACCTGTGTAAAGTAAACCTTCCATGAATAAAGCTTGGTATGCCCGTGGTGCAAGCGGCATGCTAGACGGTGAATTTTGCGTGCTCCCAAGTGAAGCCGAAAAACTTCCCAAAGACAAGCTACCAAACATCGACAGCACGCCCAAGGGGTCTCCTGTCGCTTGCCAAAACTCAACCTGAGCGCATGTAGCTAATTTGGCTGCTTCCATATGGTTTGGGTTATTAGCATCTACCTTACCAAGCGTATACATATCAATTAACATGCTAGCGCAATCTAAGAGTCGTTGCGAGTTGTCGTCTAGCTCAAACTCTTGAACACCTAAATAACTTGCTAAATCTGCAAGCGTGGCATATGACATTGTTATGCCTCCTAATCAACAAAGCGGGGAGTTGTCCTCCCCGCCAATCATTGCTATGGGGTCACTTCTGGAGCGGTCATTACCGCAAACGGATATTTCTCGCTGCGGTTGGGCCCCATTGCATGGATCGGATTTGGCACCGCCCAGCCAAGCCGCATAACAACTCGCAATGCGACCATGTCGTTCTGCATTAAATTAGCAACTACAGCTCCAGTATCATCAGTGATTACTCCTTCTCTAAATATATCGAAGCGCATATCAGAACGTATGCTGTAAACTGCTTGGTTCATGTCACCGACGATAAACCTGGCAGTCGAGCTTCTGAAGGTTCCGTTACGCACATACTCGATCGGTAACCCCCAGAAAGTGTTAGGTTGCCCCTGTGTCAATGATGGAGTAAAGAGCAAATTACCAGCAGTGTCCCTAAGGTTACGAAGATCCTTCTTAGCGGTAGGATCAATTATCCATCCGTTGGGGTCATAACCGACAGCCTCCAATACTCCCATTAACTCGGATGCGTCCTCACCAAGATCAGCCCCAGTGCCCTCAGCAACAGTGAAGCCACGGCTAATTGCAGTACCAACGATACCGCTTGGCCATGAAGTTGGTCGCCCCTGTCCCCATATCACGGCATTGTCGATAGCAATTCCAAAAGCTTCGACTATGCGAGGACGTATCTCATCCCATATGGGATATTGGCTATCCTCCAGCACATCCTCGCCAATAGGTAGGATGATCGCCAACGGCTCAGCGTGGATGTAAACATTCGTCCACTCCATCTGGTGAGTGCTCTTCAGTCCAGGTATACCAGTTTCAGCCACACTATCAGGTGCTTCTACGTCCGCTCCAAGGGTTAAGTCATCATTAACGGTTCCTGCAATAAAGCTCGCTGCACCCATCGAATTGAGAACAGGCATTCTCAATGTCCTGGAGCTCATATTCGGTAACCGTCTAAATAAGCTCAGAACTGCCGATGCTTCGGTAATGCCATTTATCACTTCGTTTGCAACCTCTTGTGGAATAAGAGGAAGTGCATCTGCTTCGGTGGTTGCATACTGCCCACTCATATTTATCTGTGCCATTCCTATCTCTCCTTTCTAGTAATTTAACGTCTCGCCATCTTTCGGATTGCAGTGTTCATATCAATTGTTCCACTCTTATCCTTAGGCTGAGTAAAAACTCCACCGCTCTTTTTAGGTGTCTCTTCAACCTTCAGCTTCGGATAAGCTTCAAGTGTCTCCTTGAGAACGTTCTCAATGTCCTCTTGCGACATTCCAGGGGTAAGCTTACCTGTCCCCTTAAGAAACGCCCATGTAAGCTCGACGTCAGCACCGACGTTGATAGCTGCTTTGTGAAAAGAATTTTGCAACCGTTCAGTTTGTATCTCATTCTGCAGTTGCTGTATCTTCTCCAAAGCTGCATTGACGTCAGCCTTCCCCTTGTCATCCTCGAACCCAAGCGCTTTACCAAGGTTCTTTTTGAGAGCCTCTATCTCTTCAGCAAGAGCCTTGCGCTCGGTTCGGTACTTTGCCGCCTCCTTACGCACGGCTTCAAGTTCCTTGCGTAGAGCTTCAG